AATACATGGGAGTACGTCCGCCACCAGTGCAAGCACTTCAAGGGTGAAGTGGTCGGCGCGTACCTTCCCTACGATCTTGACTACCTGATGGAGAACGGTTGCACCTTCCCTGAAGTGAAGGCGTTCAGGGACGTGCAGGTGGCCGATCCGCTGATCAATGAAATGCACGACCGCTACAGTCTGGACCACCTGTGCGAACGCTGGGGAGTGCCCAAGAAGGACGAACAGCTGCTGCGTGAAGCGGCGGCTGCCTTCGGCATCAACGCCAAGACGGACATGCACCTGCTGCCCGCCAAGTATGTCGGACACTATGCAGAAGGTGACGTGGACCGGCCACTGCGAGTTCTGCGCAAGCAGGAAGTGGAAATCGACAAGCAGGACTTGTGGCAAATCTTCAACCTTGAATCGGAAGTGCTGCCGGTGCTGGTGAAGATGCGGCGCAACGGCGTGCGTGTGGATGAAGACCGGCTGGACCAGATCGCTGACTGGGCACTGACCGAAGAAGCCGACATGCTGGAACTTGTGAAGCGGCAGACCGGCGTGGACATCGGTGTCGGCAACGTCATGAACGCCGACGCACTGGCACCGGCCCTGCTGGACATTGGCGTCAGCCTGATGTCAACCGGCAGCGGTTCCGTGTCTGTGACCAAGGACTATCTGGAAGGCATCGACCATCCGGTGGCGCAGGCGCTGTTCCGGGCACGGCAGGTGAACAAGCTGCGCGGCACCTTCGTGGAAAGCGTGCGCCGCCACATGATCAACGGGCGCATCCACTGCACCTTCAACCAGCTGCGCCGGGAGAAGGACAACGGCGATCTGGCTGGCGCTGGTCCGGGCAGGCTGTCCAGTGAGACGCCGAACATGCAGCAGCAACCGGCGCGGCAGGACTTCGCTGGCCGCTGGCGTTCCATCTACCTGCCAGAAGAAGGCGACCTGTGGGCTGCCAATGACTACAGCCAGCAAGAACCGCGCATGACGATCCACTACGCCGAAGCCATGCGACTTCCCAAGGCACGCGAAGCTGGCCAGCAGTATCGTGACGATCCGAACACCGACCACCACGACATGATGACGCGGCTGATCAACGGCAGCGACTATCTGGAAAGGGCGGGCAAGGACGAATTCAAGAAGGCACGCGGCGCGGCCAAGGCCATCTTCCTTGGGCTGTGCTATGGCATGGGCGGCGCGAAGCTGTGCGACGAACTTGGCCTGCCGACGCGGTGGGCTGTGTTCGGTGACTACGGCACCCCGGCGCAATACTTCGAAGACTACGAAGACGCCATGCGTGCCCGGCCCACGGTGGAGAACGGTCGCGTGTTCGAAGTGGCTGGTGAAGAAGGGCAGCGGCTGCTGGACAAGTTCGACAGCGAGCTTCCCTTCGTGAAGAAGCTGGCGAAGAAGTGCAGCAAGGTGGCCGCCAAGCGTGGCTACATCACGACGATCTTGGGACGGCGCTGCCGGTTCCCTGAAAAGCGTGACGGCAGCTTCGACTGGACGCACAAGGCGCTGAACCGGCTGATCCAAGGTTCCAGTGCCGACCAGACGAAGAAGGCGCTGGTGGAAGCCGACAAGGCTGGCTTCAAGCTGCTGCTGCAAGTTCACGACGAACTGGCCTTCAGTGTGAAGGATCGCGCTGAAGGTGAAGCGGCGGCGGAAATCATGCGGACCTGTGTGCCGCTGAAGGTTCCGTCTAAGGTGGATGTGGAAATCGGCCCCAGCTGGGGCGAAGCAAAGTAAGGAAAAGCAATGAAGACTGTGACGAATGTGTCCGATCTGCACGACTGGTTCCGATCCGCCAAGGATGGAAGCACCGTGCAGTATCACATCGACAAGCGCGAAGGGTTCGATGCGCTGGCCAATTCCCGCAAGGGGATGAAGTCCGTGCACGAACTGGCGAACGCCGCTTTCCAGCTGGCGCTGGAAGGCAAGCTGTTCCTGTATCAGTGCCGCAAGACCGGACCCGTCCGCTACTGCGCCATGAAGGTGCGTCTGTCGCCAGACCTGACGCCTGTGAAGGATTACGCCTATGGCTGAACACAACGGGCAGAAGCAGCCGCGCCGCGACGACTGGATCGGCTGGGATCACCACTGGATGGAACACGCCAAGCAGGCGGCCAAGCCATCGAAAGACCCGTCCACCCGCGTGGGCTGCGTGATCGTGAACCAGAAGAACCGGATTGTGGCGACCGGCTATAACGGCTTCCCGCAGCGCATCCATGATACAACGGACCGCTGGCAGAATCGTCCTGTGAAGTATCAATACGTGATACATGCAGAAGAAAACGCCATGGCCAACGCGGTGGCTGACTTGGAAGGCTGCACCGCCTACATGACCATGGCACCCTGCCACAACTGCATGAAGATGATGATTCAGCGTGGCATCATCCGAATCGTTTGTCCGCCGCCAGACACCCTGCGCTGGGACGACAGCCACAAGCTGGCGCGTGAAATGGCTGCCGAAGCCGGGCTGTCATGGATGGAACACTTCGAAGGTGTTCCGTTCTGATGGCAGCTGAAGCCGATGCCCGCAAGAAGGTGGTGCAGTACCTGCGCCAGCTGGATGCCCACCCGGTGGAGAACATCACCGGAGTGGGCACGCCGGACGTGGAGTGTGTGGCAGGCTGGATTGAACTGAAGTACATGCGCGAATGGCCCAAGCGGGCTGACACCGTGGTGCGGTTCCCGAAGTACACACCGCAGCAGCGCAGCTGGCACAAGCGCAGGCGATCCCGTGGTGGGAACGTCTGGCTGCTGCTGAAGGTGGGGCGGATGGAATGGCTGATCTTCGATGCAGCCGTGGCCGCTAACCTGTTCGACACCCTGACCCGCAAGCAGATGGAAGACATCGCGCTGATGAACTGGAAGAAGGGACTGACTGCGGAAGACCTGAAGAAAATAATCCAGCAGGGCTTGCCAAGCACGACTGCGTGGAGTAATGAAGCAATCGGGCTTACGCAAACAGGAACAGCATGACGGACATCATCCCTGATACAGCTGCGGCCATGGAGTTCCTTGACTGGTGGGCACCAGACGGACCGTGGACGCTGACTGCCATCACCCCAGACAAGAAGTCCGTGGAGACACGCGCCTTCGAACTGGGCAGACGTGACGCCATGGAAAAGTGGATCAAGTCGAAGAACGGCTTGGCCAACCTGTACTTCATGGTGAACCCAGTCATCAGGCTGGAAAACAAGAAGGCGAAGCGCGACAACGTGAAGTCACTGGCGTGGCTGCACGTGGACATTGACCCGCGCAAGCTGAACCCCGACGACAAGACGGACGTGCAGGAACACATCCGCGAAGAAAAGGACCGGAACGTCAAGCGGCTGATGGAAGGCCACGGCGGACTGCCGGTGCCCAGCTGCATCATCGACAGCGGTGGTGGCGTGCAGGCTTTCTGGAAGCTGTGGGAAGCCCAGCCAATCGACGGTGACGAAGCCCGCTATGAAGACCTGAAGCGGTACAACAAGGCCATCGAAGTCATCCATGACGCGGACGACTGCCACAACGTGGACCGCATCATGCGCCTGCCGGGCACCGTCAACCTGCCCGACGCCAAGAAGAAGAAGGCTGGCCGCCAGCAAGCACTGGCATCTGTCCTGCACCTGTCCGACAAGAAGTTCCACATTGAAGACTTCAAGCCCGCGCCGAAGGCAGACACAGACGCAGGCGGCACCGGCTTCACCAACAACGTGGCTGACGTGGACATCGGCGGCAACGTGCAACGCCTGAATGACGTGGACGACCTGCCCGACAACGTGGGCGACCGCGTGAAGATGATCATTGTGCAGGGCCACGATCCAGACGATCCGAACAAGTGGCCCAGTGGATCGGAAGTGGTCTGGTGGGTGGTCAACGAATTGGTGCGCTGTGACGTGCCAGACGAAATGATCTTCGCGGTGCTGACCGATCCCGGCTTCGACATCAGTGCGCACGTGCTGCGCCAGTCGAACCCGCGTGACTACGCCAAGCGGCAGATCGGCAGGGCGAAGGAAGCCAGCATCCATCCCATGCTGGAACAGTTCAACCGGGAATTCGCTGTCGTGGAGAACTTCGGCGGCAAGTGCCGGGTGGTCAGTGAATACATCGACCCGATGACGAACCGGGTGGCGCTGTCGTTCATATCGTTTGAAGACTTCCGCAACGCCCACATGAACCGTCACATTGAAATCCCGAACCCGAAGGGTGGCGTCTGGAAGGTGGGCGCTGGCAAGTGGTGGCTTGAACACCCGAACCGGCGGCAATACAAGCGGGTGATCTTCGACCCGGCTGCGCCGGATGATCCGACCGTGATGAACCGCTGGCGCGGCTTCGGTGTCGCGGCCAAGCCCGGCGCGGCGCACGAAGACTTCCTGAACCACCTGCATCAGAACCTGTGCGGCGGTGATGAAGCCAGCTACCAGTATCTGGTGCAGTGGATGGCCAATGCAGTCCAGAAG